TTTCACTGTAATTATTTAATAAAAAAAGGGAGTCTTACGACTCCCTTTAATATTTATTTTGAGTTTATTTAAAATTACTTGATATACTCAGCACCTTGTTTGTAGTTACCAACTTTGTTGTTGGAACCAGTTCCCATGTTGGGTTGTTTTGCATTGTATATAGCATGACCGTAATCACCGTCATCACCAACGTCGTCAGTGACATCTGAACTTGCACTGCCACCTTTTGGTTTAACTTTGCCTGTAACGATGTTGCTTTTGCCTGTAAGTTTTGAACCTTTTCCAAGAGTTTCTTCGTCTTCTTCACCATACTCTGAATCTTCGTCTTCTCCACCGAAATCAAGGTCATCTCCTTCTGATTCGCCTTCTGATTCTCCTTCTGATTCTCCTTCTGATTCGCCAAGAGCTGACATGAGAACGTCATGAAGTTTTTGAGCAGTCTCACGATCAAGAGTGAATGTTACTTCATCTTCGCCGCCAACTTCATCGCCAATCTCGTCATCTGACATCTCATCATCAAGACCAAGACCTTTGATACCATCTTCAGCAGCCTCATCATTCATTCCGAAATTTTCATTAAGAAGTGAATTGTACAATTTGTTGAAACTAAGTGTTTTTCTAGTCATAATGTTATTTAGTATTTCATTTGCATTTTTTCTAGTATCTTCGTGAATATTTTCTTCACCTTCTTCAGATTGTAAGTTTCTTTCTATTTCTTTTTTCTTTTCTTCTAAAGATTTTCTTTGATCTGGTGTTAATTTTGAATTTTTTAATTTTGAATTAATAGATTCTAAAGCTTTATTGTTGGAAGTTTCTTCAGAATCTTCTTCATGATTGCATGTGCATTCATGTTCAACTTTATTACAATTACAATCAGGTTTATCATTCAATGCTTTATGATATCCTCCTTTTTCAGAAGGACCACCTTCTTGTTTGGGAAACTTACTATTAAAAGCGTTTTCTGGTTGTTTACCTTCTTTAACGATAGTGTGTTTTAAGGAATTTAAAATATTTCCATAAACATCCCCAATTTGCTGCATGTCTTTTTTGAACATATTGTTATTTATCATTTTCAACATAAATAAAATTCATGGCAAAGAAAGAAGATGTAAAATTTTATATGGGAAATCAAAATCTACCATCTAAAGGTAGTTCCTTTGCATATACATCAGAACAAATTACAGAATTAGAAAAATGTTCTAAAAATATATTACATTTTGCTGAGAATTACTTTCATATTTTAAATGTTGATGATGGTAAGAAAAAAATCAAATTATACAAAGCTCAAAAAAGAGTTTTAAGAAAAATGATGGACAATAGATTCTTCTGTTTATTGGCATCTAGACAGGTGGGTAAGTCTTCTTTGATGACAATTTACATATTATGGGTAGCAAATTTTTTTCCAGATCAGAGAATATTATTGGTAGCTAATAAAGAATCAACAGCTATTGAAATTTTTAGTCGTGTTCGAATGGCATATGAAATGTTACCAAACTGGTTAAAATCTCCAGTTGTTGAGTATGCTAAAACAAGTATGGAACTTGAAAATAATAGCAGAATTAGCATTACAACAACAACAGGAACTGCAGCTCGTGGACAAAGCGTATCGGTACTCATAATTGACGAATGTGCATTCATTGAATGCGTTGATGGTGATACTTCAATAACAATAAGGAATAAAGAAACTGGAGAAGTTGAAGATATAAGTATATATGATTTTTACAATAAACTTGAAAATGATATCCAAAATGGTTAAATAACTATGAGATGGACAAAAGGACAGAAATATTAGAATTTTATTCTAAGTTTAAACTTAATAAAAATTCATACAATATAAATTTCTATAAAAAAAGAAACGCTGAACATATATATTGTTCATTACTGCACTATTTTGACCATAATCCTCAATTGAAAAACACAAGTTTAGCTCAAAAGTTGTATCATGTTAAAATCGATAGTGAAGTAATACCACCATTCGAATTTATAAATTGCAAAGAAGGTTATAAAAAAGGAGGTATTAGATGCGAAGAATCTAAATTATATAGAAATCATGATTGGTTTTTGAAAAAGCTAAACGAATATGAATATAAAAATACAGATATTACTAACATAGATTTTGAAAAATTTAAAAAACTGTATAAAAAAGTGGCATATAAAAAAATAATAGACACTGTTCAATTTATGGAATATATATGCAAAAAATCCTTCGAGCATTCAATTTCCAGAAAGTTGGCTATATATAAATTTATATTCAGTTTTGATATAAATTGCCCTATCTGCAACAATTACAAAAAATTTAAAAAGTGTGAACTTATGAAAACTTGCGGGTCAGATAAATGCATGCATGATTTATTATCAAATATAGGTAAAAATAGAGATAATAGTCATTTATTAAATGATTCGTATAGAAAAAAAGCCGTAGAATCTAGAAAAAATAATAATAGAGAATGGCATACAAAAGAGACAAAACTATTAATATCTGAAAGTAATAAGAAAACATGGACACCTGAAAAAATAATCAACCAAGTCGATAAAAATAGAAATGGTGGTGTGTATGAAAGACATTCGATTTTCATGAAAGATAAAATATTAAAAGGATCATTCACTCCAAGATCTTCAAATCGATTGAACCATTCAAGATTATCATCTGATATTACAGGTTTGAAATCATATAGAAGTAGCTGGGAAAAAATATTCCATGAGCAAAATCCAGAATTATTATTCGAATCTGTTAGAATACCATATCACTATAACGGATGTTCCCATGTCTACATTGTGGATTTTGAAGATTGTAAAAATAAAATTTTATATGAAATTAAACCATCTTCTTTAATTGATGATCCTAAAAATTTAGCAAAGCATAAATATGCTATACAATGGGCGGAAAAACATGGCTATGTTTATAAAATAATAACAGAACACGATATATGTCTGAAGAAATCGCATTAAACAAATCAAAATATGAAATATTATCCAACGATGGCTGGAAGAATTTCAAAGGAGTTATAAAAAGAAAAGACATTATGTGTGTATCTGTTACAACACAGAGTGGTAAACACGCTATAGTGTCATGCAATCATAGATTTATAGGCAAGAATGAAAAAACAATCACAGCGAGTGAAAGCTTTAATAAATTTATAAAAACAAAGAACGGTTACGAGAAGGTGATAAATGTTAAATTAAACACAAATAGAGATGTTTACGACATATATGATGTAGAGGATACACACACTTTTATAGGGAATGGTATAATACATCATAATTGTCATCTCATGGACCCATTCTGGGCATCTGTATTTCCAATCGTTTCATCTTCTAAAAAAGCTAAAGTTTTTATGTGTTCTACACCTAATGGAACAGGAAATCTTTTTTATGATATATATAAAGGAGCCGTTGAAAACACAAACAATTGGGCGCATGATAAAATTTTATGGCACGAAGTTCCTGGTCGTGATGAAAAATGGGCTAAAGAAATTAAAGGTGGATTAGCATCTGATGATAAATGGGAACAAGAATTTAATTGTAAATTTATGAATGCAGGTACTGGATCGATGACAGAAGATGCATACAATAAAATGAAACAATACATTTCAACTCCTGTTGAAATATTAATGGATGGAAAATACAAAATATTCGAACATCCACAACCAGAGCGTATATATATAGCGGGTGTTGATACTTCAGATGGTGTCGGGGGTGATTATAGTTGCATTAAATTATTAGATATAACAGATTTAAATGAAATAATCGAAGTTGCTGAATATTATGATAATACCATTCCAGTTGCTGAATTTGCTAACAAAGTATATGAAATACTTTGTCATTGGGGCAAACCATTGGTTTGTATAGAAAGAAACAACCAAGGTGGTCAAATTGTAGATAGATTAGCATTGGATATGGGATACATGGACAAAATTGTATCTTGGGGTAGCAAGTTAGCTGGTAGAAAAAGCACCCAATTACTTGGTATGATTTCTTCTAGAAATACAAAATATAATGCAGTTGCAAATGCGAGATATTATTATAATGATAAGTTAGCAGTTCAATTTAGAAATAAAGAATCTTTAGAAGAAATTGTTAAAGATTTCATTAAATTACCCAACGATACATGGGGAGCTAGTTCTGGGAAACATGATGATAGAACCATGGCTTTGATTTGGGCTTTGATGATATTGCATGATGATTTGGTTGAACAATATTTTACTGTTGAAGAATATGATGATTGTGGAAAACCTTCAAAAATAACACTTAATAACTTTGGATTGAAATATTTTGAAAATTCAACATCTATATATACCAATGAACAAGTTGATGGTATTGAAAATAGTCAAATAGCTCCTGTGTATTTTGGAAACTCAACAGAATTAAATTCAGATATTTCAGATTTGTATGCTGAAGGGTGGGTCAACTTGGGAGGGGGATTTGAAAACCCAAGATATGATTTAGATTCAGGACAAACAGAATTTATGGATAAATACTTTTAATCATGCAAGAGATTAAACAAAGTCCTCTAAATCAAGCAGCCAAGGATAAATTCTTATTGGTTTTTGATGTACCACCAATTTTAAAAGAATTTTCAACGAAATATAATAGAAACAATAGTACTATTATACCAGACAATGTTCAATTTTCAATATTTGGAACTAGTGTTCCTGATATAACTGTGCCAGGAATTGAAACAAGATACGCTGGATCTACACTATATGTTTCATCACATAGTAAAAATAGCTATCCCCCAGTAGAAGTAAATTTTGCAGTTGATGGTTTATATAATAATTATTGGTGTATATATCAATGGTTGAATTTATTACATGATCAAAAAAGTGGAGAATACAACACCAGAAATATCAGCGTAGATGCTAATTTTAATGATTACCAAACCGATCTAACGATATATGGATTGGATGACTATGGTAAAAAAAGAATAAAGTTTACTTATAAAAAAGCATTTCCCACAACACTTAAAGGATTGAACTATGATTATCAACCAGGTGGTGATATGAGATTGGTTAGTGGTTTTGTATTTATATACAGTCAATTACACACAGAGTTAATAGATCAAGAGCTTTTTAAGTTAACTATAGATTAATTTAAAAAAAATATTTTAAAAAGCATAAATAATAATATGGCAACTAGAACTATCACCAGCCCAGGAGTTGAAATCAGAGAACGCGATCTTTCATTGAGAATACCTCAAAATATTGGAACTAACGTGTTTTTAGCAGGTTTTGCAAGCCAAGGGCCAACAGACGAAGTTATTAAAATCTCAACTAGAGACGAATTAGAACAAATTTATGGAACTCCTACCAATAGTTCTGAACGTTATTTTTATTATTCAGCTAGAGAACTTCTGTTATCACCTGCAAATATATACACTTTCAGATTGCCATATGGTGCTGATGCTGGTGCTGGATTTAGCAATGCGTATTCAGCTCTCGTTTATCCAACAGCAGCAATTTACGATGGCGCTGTATCAACAACTCTTGACTTATCAGCTGGTACATATGTATTGGGAGCGCCCGTTCAAGTTACATTAACAGAAACCCAATATAGACAGGCTTTAGAAGGTACATTGTTTGATTGGAGTTTATCTGCTATTACCGATAGAGCATTTTTATCTACTACTAGCGACCTTGGTAAAGCTGGTGTTATTATTTTAAATAAATCTCAAACAACAATAAACAGCCAATTTGAAGGATATTATGTTGGATTAGCAGATAATTCCAATATCAACCCAGCTACAAACTTTGATGCTATCGTCGGAGTAAACACTGTAAGTATGAGTGGAAACTTTGTTTCAATCCCTGGTAATATGTCTTACACGACCATTCCAAATGGAACTCTTCAATTTAATCTCAGCGCTGCTCCTAATCAATCAACTGGTAGTATTTCTGAGGTTATGGAAAATCTTACAAACTACAATATCAGTGAGCGTAAAGATGATGATCTTTTGAATGTTGGGGTATTTAAACTTCGTAAGAGCATATATGCAAATGAAGCATTCAAGCTTGATTATATTCTTGATGATGCAATTGTAGGTTCTATCGACACTTTTAGAACTGAATTAAATCCTGCTGGCGGTCCTGCACTTTCAAAGTTCTTGGAATCTGTTGATACAAACAGCAGAAATGTTGAAATTATGGTAAATCCATATATTTCCAATAAGTTCCGTGACACAAGTTTGAATTTAAATGGAATACCACAAAAGAAAGTGCGTATGTTAACAAACGGGCTAATAAACAATTATTCAATATTAAGTTCAGCGTTGGTAGGATCTGGTAATAATGCAACTATACCATTAAGTTCCTTGCAATCATTAAGTGCTACAATTGGATATGCTGATAAACTCAATCCTCTTGGAACTTTTAATAATGTTGTCATTACTCAGAAAGCAGTAGGTAATATCCCAACTAAAGTAAATCGTGCATTAGAAACAGTTAAAAATGATGAAATATACGATATTGATTTGGTTGTTGAAGGTGGATTAGGAACAATATTCTCAATGGCGTGTGCAGCTAATACAACATATTATGATGAAACATTGTACAATTCAACAATTGCAAATAAACTCAGCACTATTAGAACATCACAATCAATAGATAACAATACAGATGCTGTTGCTATAAGAACAAATTACACCGCAGTTTTCAATCAATTTGAAAATTTCTGTAATCTTCCAAGCAACACTGGTGGTAGAGGAGATTGTATGTTCGTAGCTGATGCAATCAGACAATTCTTGGTAACAGGAAAAAATTCAAAAATTCTTTCTGATAGAACCAGAACCTTCCAAACAGATGTATATTGGGCTATAAGACATCAATTTGAAACTGCTAATACTTCATATGCTGCTGTATATGGCAACTGGGTACAAACATATGATGACTTCACTGGAGACAAATATTGGATGCCTTTCTCTGCTCATGCAGCTGCGGTGATGGCAAGAACTGATGCTAATGACTTCCCATGGATCGCACCAGCGGGATTCAACAGAGGTGTTCTCACAACATCAGCACTTGATTTGGCAATCAATCCAAACCAAAAACAACGTGATGAATTATACAAAGTTAATATCAACCCAGTATATTTCAGCGCAAGTGATGGAATGGTTGTAATGGGTCAAAAGACTCTTAGCCGCAAGCCAAGTGCGTTTGATAGAATCAATGTAAGAAGACTCTTCTTAACACTTGAAAGACCAGTTAAGAAAGTATCTAAATACTTCTTGTTTGAGCCGAATACCGAGTTCACCAGAACAAGATTTGTCAACACAATCACACCATTGTTTGAGTTTGCTAAACAAAATCAAGGTTTATACGACTATCTAATTGTAGCTGATGAGCGTGTAAACACTCCCGAAGTTATCGATAACAATGAATTGAGAGCTGACATCTTGATCAAACCTACAAGAGCAGCTGAGTTCATATTGGTAACATTCACTGCAACTCGCACTGATGCTAACTTCCAAGAGCTTATATAATAATATATAACAAGATATAATAAAAAAGCAGAAGGTAATTTCTACCTTCTGCTTTTTTTATATGATAATTAATATCAATTTTATTTTTTTATTGCGTCTAGACTAAATAATTATATGCCAGCAAATATTGAAACCTTCTTTTCACAAGCCGCACAAAAGCAATTCTCAAGAGACTTTCTATTTAGAATAAAACAAATCACACTCCCTGGTTTAAACTTAAATGGAGAAACTGATTTGATTTATGCTAAATCAGGTATCCTCCCAGGAAGAACAATTGAGAACAAATCTGTAAGTTATGCAGGACAAACATTCAATCTTGGTGGAAGAGCTACTTATGGAAGTGCTGAAGGATACAGCATTGATTTTTATTGTGATCAATCTCTTGATTTAAGAACCAAACTTGAAAGAGCATCCAGAGTAGCATTTAATAATGAAGACACAACTTCTAATTTGTGTATGCCAGGACCAGAAAGTACCATTACCCTTGATGTTCTTTCAGTTCCTTGCACAAGAGAAGCAGGAGCTACCAGCGGACAACCTTTACAAATTGTTAAAACTATTCAATTGGTTGGTGTTGGTATAAGAGACATCGGTGAATTGTCTTACAGCATTGCTGAAGGTACAGGTGAGATTGTATCATTTACCTCAACATTTGCTTATCATTTTTATAAAGATTTTAGTTGATCCATTCGCCTAAATATATTTATGGGCGTACAGATAAATGATTTTTTAAATGCATTTAGTAGGGAGTCTAAGTTTTGTCTTAGTCTCCCTGTTTTTTGGACTGTAACAGTGGATGGTGTAGGAGTTGGAGCTATAAATTCAGTATTATCACGAGCTGGAGAAAAATGGCAAGCTAAAATGACACCAAAAGATATGATTAAAAATGGTAATTTATTAGTAGCTCAAGAAGTCCAACTACCCAATGAATCATCAACGTTTACAGCTACGGCTATGACAAATACTGGTGGTTTTTTACCTGGGTATGGATTAGACGCAAGATCTGATTTTTTAAGTAGAAATGTTGTTATTAATATATTAGAAACAAATCAAGATTTAGAACATAATTACTTTAGACCTTGGATGATAGCATTGGGTATAAAAGGATTGGTTGAAACTGGAGCTAGTTTAAAAGGAACTGTTGAAATTAAACAATATACAAATCAAGGACAATTTAGAAAAGGATTTAGATTTAAAAAAGCATTTCCAATAGCAGTAGAAGGATTTTCATTAAATTATGACAACACTGATTTTAAAATAAAATCTGTAACATTTGCTTGTCAAAATTATGAACAGCTGTAATTAATATAATATGAGGCTAACTTTTTTAAAACTAAAAGAAGTTTCTGAAATTATAGACACAAATCAAAATCAAAAACTTTGTGATTTTTTTAATGAATTTGATGGAAATAATATATATCAAAAATTCAAATCAATATTAAAAATTTGGGAATATCATGTCAGTGACACTTTAACATTTAATTCAGAAGGAAAACAATTAAACCTTCAAATATCATATTTATTAAATGAATTATCTGATGATATAGAAAAAAATGTATATTTTAAAAATGATAATTTAAGCTGTGAATTACAATTATCAAATATCTTTTCATATGATGAGACTAATATGCCAATATATGGATTGATAAAAAATATTGAAATTTTTAATACATCTTTAAATTTATCAGATTTAAATTTTTATGATAGAAAGATGATTATTGATAAATTACCAGCAAAAGTTTTTTCAAACATATTAGATGCGTTAGTGAAAGACAAAACAAAAATTTTTAAATTTGAAAACAAATCACTGGAAAATATAAAATTGAATTTTTATACAAACGATCCGTTTTTATTTTTAAAAAGCCTGTTTGGAAATTATTCAAAAGAATATTTTCAAGATGTTATATTTTTTGTGTCTAAAAGAATCAGTGCTGATATTTTAATGAATTCCGATTTAAAAGATGTAAATTTTTACATAAAGAAATACAGCGATGAAATGGAATCTCAACAAAAAACGCTACCATCTCTTGATTTTTAATACTACTTTGTAAATACAGACATGGATGACAATGTAAAAAACTTTCTTGATAAGATTGAACAGTTAAAGGACGATAAAATAAAGGTTGATGTTTTATCTACTGGAAAAAAAATAGATGCAGAATCTTTAACATTCAAACAACAAAAAGATATCATATCAACAATCACCGATGGAATCGTCGGTCCTTTAAAGTTTCAAAAAAATTTAAATGATATAATTATTGAAAATACAAATAATAAAGAATTAAAAATTGTTGATAAATTTTTAATTGCAATTCAATTACGAATTGACAGTATTGGAAGTAATATTAAGATAAAAGACAAACAACATGATGTGTTGAATGATGTTGTTGCAAAATTCAAAAAACTTAAACACAATTTAAATAAAAAGATAACAGGTGTTGTTAATATAGAATTGGAAGTCCCAACATTAGCAGCAGAAAATCAAGTTATTTCAACATGTGTAGATACTATTAAAAAGGATGGTGATAAAGATGTTGGTAAAAGTTTGAGTGAAATATACACATACGAAATTACCAAATATATAAAATCATTAACTGTTGGAGAAGATATCGTTCAATTCTCTGATATCTCTGTCAGAGATCGTGTAAAAATTGTAAACAATCTTCCTTTATCCATAAATAAGCAAATTGTAGAATTTATACAAGATATAAAAGAAAAAGAAACCGAAGTTTTAAAAATTGAAATTGACGGTGAAGTACATCAAATTGATATTGATATCACGTTCTTTGACTCGTGATCCTAAATAATTAGGTGGAGTTGGGTGATATCATAGTAACAATAGGCAGAATACTAAACAATCTTGAAAAGATTCAAGAAGAGCGAGGTGTACCCAATGCTCAAAATACTTTAGTAGATAATAATATTAAAAATTCTTCTTTGGGTAAAAAGAAAGAATCATCATCATTATCATCTTCTGAAAAAAAGAAATTGTCGGAAGTTTTTTCTTTATTCAATCAAGCATTTTTTGCTTATCAAAAAAAACAAA